TCTATATACTGTCTTGCTCATTTCTTACTCCTTTTGGTTATTTGATTTGCTATCAGTATACATAAGTTTTTTATTTTTGTCAAGTATGTCAAATGTCATATTTTTGTATGACAATTGTCAAATTGTGCCCGCGCTATGCTTACTGCATTATAGGACGCGTACGAGTAAACCGATTACTTGTATTCGGTTACGAGTACGCGGTAACGAGTAATCGGTTGCTTATGCAGGTGCAGGTGCTGGATTGAGTGCGATTTGGCTTCGGGCTTTTAGTTTCTTGTTCCATACAATCGTAAAAACAAACAACCGCCCCATTGAAGCTGCCGACGTGGTTTTCGTCGGCTTCCTTTGGGTTGGGGTATCGTTTAAAAACACAGCACAAAAATTTATAAAATCATTTTTCCCCCGCCATTCGTTGCCTGCATTAATATAGACAAATCCGCTCTTATTTGTTATAATTAGAGAATGGAGACTAACCTGCGCTTGGTCAACTTTATTCTCTGCATTATACTTATCATGTCAGACATAAAGTTATGGCGCAAAAAGAAAAGTCCGTTATTGATACTGGCAACAATATTATCAATAACCGCCCTGATTCTGTATTGTGTTTTACTTGGAGGGATATGGAAGAATCCATTATAATAGCGATAATCGGCGCAATACCTGGCATTATAGCTTTGCTTCTGCGTTTTGTTGAGCACAAGCCAGAGTCGCATAAGAAGGAGGCGGATGCAGCCTCGTCATTAGTGGGCACATCATTAGTAATCGTGGAAGAGTTTAAGCAGAGAATTGTAGAATTGGAAAGGAAGCTTGAAGAGGCTAACCTAAAAATCAAAGAGTTAGAAGCAGAGAGGGAAAAGAGCAACAAGCGCATACAACAGCTGGAGCATGGGCTAAAGCTATTAACTAAGCAGGTGAAGGAGATGGGTCAAAAGCCTGTGTTTGAGGTAAATGAATAAGATTGAGTTCAAAGCAATTGTATACAGTGTCTTTACCATGAGCGGTGGTATCGTGAGGGCTATATTCGGCGTTGACGAGGGAGAGATAGCAAAGGGCGCAGAATTAGCAAAGTATATTAGGAACTCGGACATTTTAAAGCTAACGCTTAATGCTAATGGTGATGAGCGCTCATTCTTTGCCACAGCGATAAAAGTTAAGATGGATGACTACTTAGGGCTTTTATTCACTTTCAATATCATGTACGGCATAGATGAAGCGCTGTTATTCTTATGTACCTGCAAAAGCCAGCAATTGCTGGTTGATGTAGTTGTTGAGGAAGCTAATAGAGAGGAAAAGTATGGTTTGGGAAAAAGGATCGTCAGGAAATCTGGCAGGCAGACCGAAGAAGGGGCAAAGCTTAGTAGAACAGTTAGTAAAAGAATTTCTAAGGCAAGAAAAGATTGGGAACGAGCAATTGACGCCGAAGGAGTTGATGGCTCGTTATCTTCGTGAAGTCATAGTATATGGGGAAGTTGAGCTTCCTAACGGCGACCATCTTGCCTTTTCACCAGAGGCGTGGCTTGATTGTATCAAGTGGGTTTACACTCGTGTAGACGGTCCGCCAGCGCAAAAGCTGGATGTGGATAATAAGACCGTGTTTAATTTTGACCCGATTAATATGACCGCCGTAAAGGAGGTGGAAAGTGGCAAAGAAGAAGAAGAATAGCGGATATTGGATTCAGGATTTGAAGAAAGGCACATTTACAGCAAAAGCCAAAAGAGCGGGAATGACCGTTGACCAGTATGCCAAGAAAGTGCTTGCCGAGAATTCTAAAGCCAGCACAGAAACCAAGCGCCAAGCGGTAGCTGCGCAAACGCTAAAGAAATTGAGAAAAAAGAAAAAGAAGAAATGAATTGGTCTGACATAATAGTATGGACAGATAAGCAAAAGGAAGCGCTTAAGCTATTAAGCAATCATCGCTTTTTGCTTTATGGCGGTAGAAGAGGAGGCGGTAAAAGTCATTTCTTACGCTGGTGGTTACTGCAGTATTTGTTGGAACTCTACGCTATCGGAATAAGAAATGCAAGGGTGATGCTTGGCTGTGAGTCCTATCCAACGCTGGCTGACAGGCAGATTTCAAAAATCAATATTGAATTTCCACGCTGGATGGGCTGTGTGCAGCGCAGGCAGGAGGACGAGCTTGGTTTCTTTTTGAATGAGGAGTTTGGTGGTGGGGCAATTTTACTTAGAAATTTAGACGACCCTCGCAAGTATGTTGGCGCTGAATTTGCTGCCTTAGGCGTTGACCAAATAGAGAGGGTTACGAAGGATGTTTTTGACAGCTTAAGAGGTTCTTTACGCTGGCCAGGTGTAGAGGAGCCAAAATTCTGTGCGACCGCAAATCCTGGTGGTATTGGTCATCGCTGGGTGAAGGCTTTGTGGATTGATAGAAACTTTCCGCCAGAGCTGAAGCCGTTAGAAAATGAGTTCGTTTATCTTCCCGTCTCGCCTTATGATAACCCCCACCTTCCAGAATCCTATATAAATGACTTGATGACCCTTCCAGAGAATTTGAGAAAAGCATGGGCGGAGGGCGACTGGGAAGTGCTCGCTGGTACAGCCTTCCCGCAGTTTGGCGACAGGCATATCATTGAGCCCTTTGAGATACCAGATAAGTGGGTGAAGATGAGAGGCGTTGACTGGGGCTTCTCTGCGCCATTTGCATGTATATGGGTGGCTAAAAATCCAGACACAGGCAGGTATTATATTTATAGAGCAATGCAGCAATCAGGACTTACCGATAGGCAGCAGGCACGCACAATCCTTGAAATGACTAATGAGACCATTCATGTTACCTATGCAGACCCATCTATGTGGCAGCCAAAGAATGCAATTGGAATAGTAACATCAACGGCGGATGAATATGCAGCCGAAGGCGTTTATCTTACAAAGGGCGATAATAATAGGTTGAGCGGAATGCGCAAAATTCAAAGATTGCTTGCTGATTTAGATGATGGGCTTCCAGGTCTGCAGGTATTCAAAACCTGTAAACCATTTTTAAATACCTTCCCATACTTGGTTTTAGATGAGAAAAATCCTGAAGATGTGGACACAGACCAGGAAGATGACCATCTATTTGATGCGTTGAAATATGCTTTGAGTGGTGTTACACTTAAGCCAGTAAGCAGCGTAAAGCTGAATAACCCCTGGCTTAGACTGGAGACGATATAAATGAAAAAATTAAAAAGAGGAAAATCAATCAGCGATAGTGAAATTGTAGAGATAATGTCGCATTCGCAACAGTTGCGCAGTAACTATGATGTACGCAACGATATGCTGAAAGAGATTGAAGATATCTATTTTATGAAGCCGACCGATGTACCTGTTGGCGAGCATATAAAAGAGACCATTTCTCCCGATGGGCATAATGCAATACTGAATGCAAGCCGTATGCTTGGCTCAAAAGACCCTAATTGGGACATACCAGATGAGTTTAATTCGGAGAAAATGCGCACGATTGCCAGTAAATTGGAAAAGTGGTGTGGTGCAACTTGGTATGGGGCAAGCAGAGTTAGGCGAAAACCGATACATTCCGAAGCTTCTTTGATGTCTCTTTTGTATGGTGAGGTGCATATCAAGGTAACGAGGACGAAAGACCTCGTGGATACGGCTGTAGATGAGTTTTATAAACGGCGTGCCGAGAGGGCATTATCCATTTCACCCTTGCTTTTTGATGTTTTGAACCCTAAAAACGGCTATGCAGAGTTTGATATGCTTGGTTTGTCTGCCTATCACACTCATTACAAGACGAAAGTTGACAGAATGAGGACTGCTTATGGCGGTTTACTCGCCGATTTAACCGAAGATATGAAGCCAAATGATGATTTAACCTTCAACGAGTACTGGAGCCACCAGTATCACATGGTTTGGTTTGACGAATTTGGAGACGACCCTATCATTGCGGTTGAAAATGACAAGCCCTGGATACCTGTAATCGTGCAGTTTTTTGAAGGAAGCGACCTTTTTACCGAAGAAGACCAAGAGTTATCCCAGCCATTTCTATATGCAGCCTGGAAATCAGGAATTCACAAGCGTTTAACACTTAATTTGACCACGCTTTACACGAATATTTATACGATGGCAGCCAATCCGACCTTTTTATATGAGCGAAATCAGCCAGATAAGCAGTTAGCGCTTGATTTTTCAGTTCCAGGTGGTATTGCTTATATAGACCGTGGAGAAACTTTGACCCCGCTGGTAAAAGAACCTATCCACCCAGCGTTTTTAGAGGGAATGAGGGTGGCGGAGAACAAGTTTATAGAGAGCACAATTTATAAAACTGCTTTGGGTGAACCGATGGGCGCAAATGCAGCCTATTCAATGGTTGCTTTGCTACATCAGTCAGGAAAATTACCACTCTATCTCTATAAAGAGCTGCTTGAATATGCCTATGCTGACGCAATGAAGCTCGGCATTGAAATGCTAAAGAATGGCGGTGGAAAATATATCCCTGCAATGGGTAAAGATGGCGTTATAGAGGTGAATTTTAGCGAAATACCAGAGACATACGAGCTTACTACTACAATTGACCTTGACTTACCGCAGGATGAGCGCCAGAATGTCATTATGGCAGTTCAGGCAACCTACGGCGATGACCCGCTACTCTCTAAAAGCTATGCCCGCAGAAAGATGCTTGGAATAAAGCAACCCGATGTAATTGATGATGAGATATTCAGAGAGAAGATGAACCAAATTATGGCTGCTCAATACCTGCAACAGATGCAGCAAAAGGAAATGCAGCAGGCGCAAATGCAACAGCAGCAACAACAAATGCAGCAGCAAATGCAGCCGCAAGGTAGAATGGATTTACCAGACGAGATAATCAATAGCTTGAGAAATATGCAGCAAACTGGCGTTGCTGGTGTACCTTTAGCGGGGCCGCAAATGGGTGGCAGGGGTATGGGTGAGATGCCCAACATCACTGGCAAACCGCCAATGTTTCCAGAGGAGAATGTAGAAAGTGAAGAGCGTTAGAGATTTAGAGAATGTATATTTGATGTCAAAGACACAATTTGACGAGAAGCTAAATAACTACTATGCTGAATTCTATAAGCCGATAACGGAAACTTGGAAGGCTTCATTTTGGCAAGGCTTGCCGAGTGAAATGAAAGAGCAGATAAGAATTGACAAACCCTCTGCATATAGAGAGATGGAGAGGAGATACGGTAAGGAGGAAAAAAGAAATGCCAGTATCTAAAGGAGCAATTGGTGGTGGCACTTCAAAACAAAAGACGGCACCAGAGCCAATAAAGACGCCAGCAAAGACTCCATCAAAGACCACATCGAAGACGCAAACATATCAATATTATTCACCAAGCTCTGCAAGTTTTGGTTTAAGGGGTGGTAATTCCGCAACATGGCTTCCTCCACAAGTAAACTATCCATATAGCGGGTTTACTGTACTGCCGTATCATACTTGGGCTGGCGGTAGACTAATGGGTGAGTTGCCTATGATGGGCGAGAT